TGGAAATATTATCAAATGTAAAACCCAAAAGTCAAGACTAACAAAAGAAAACTCTCAAGTCGAAACTCGATTATATTATGATCGTGGACTTGACAGATACTATGGTTTACTAGAACTAGGTGAAAAGCACGGAGTATTCACACGCAAAGGTAATAGAATTATAGTTGGTGAAACTTCTGTATATCCTAAGTCTATTCTTGCTGAACCAGAAAAATATTTTACGGAAGAGGTAATGAATAAACTTGACGAGGCAGCACAGAAGGAGTTTCGTTATGGCATCTAATCTTACTGACTACATCAAAGTTTATGATGATATGTTTGAGGAAGATTTTTGCAAATCTGTAATTAAAACTTTTAATGAATCAGATGTTACTCGTATAGATAGAGAACAAAGACCTACCTTTAATGAGTTTAATATCTCACAAAGGTTTATGGCACAAGATCCTGCATGGATGAGTATTCAAAAACATATACAGACAGTCTTTATTGATATTGTCAAAGTGTATATGAATGCTTTACAGTGTGAACCTGATTTTCCTGCGAAATATTCTTTTGAAGAATTTAGAATTAAACAATATGACAATAATGGAAAAGATCAATTTAGAGATCATGTAGATGTAGGAGATTATAATTCTGCTCGTAGATTTTTAGTATTGTTTTTATATTTGAATGATGTTAAGGTTGGTGGACAAACAAACTTTCCTAGATTGGACTATGCAGTTTCACCGAAACGTGGTAGTATATTAATATTCCCTTCTACATGGCAGTATCGTCACTCAGGAATGCCTCCTGAGTCTGATAAAAAATACATTGTAGGAACTTATTTACACTACCTATGAATCTTGAAGTCACGATTCTTTCAAATCTGCTCTATAATGAGAAGTATGCAAGGAAGGTTATTCCTTTCTTGAAGGTAGATTACTTTACCGTACGTTCTTATAAGATTATCTTTCTTGAACTACATGAATACATTAGTCAGTATGATGCACTACCATCTTTAAACGCACTTAGTATAGAATGTCAAGAGAGAACTGATCTTACAGAAGAACAGTTTAAAGAAATTGTTGAGGTTTTAAATGTCCTTTCCGATGATCCCAAAGACCACGACTGGCTCGTGGATTCTACAGAAGAGTGGTGTCAAGAGCGTGCGATCTACTTATCGCTTATGGAATCTGTTAAGATTGCTGACGGTCAAGATACCAAACGCGATAAAGGTGCTATTCCGCAGATTCTTTCGGAAGCATTAGGAGTATCGTTTGATCAACATGTCGGTCATGATTATGTTGATAACGCTACTGATCGTTTTGAATACTATCATAGAAAGGAAGATAAGATTCCTTTCGATCTGGAGTTTTTCAATAAGATTACTAAGGGTGGTTTAGTAAATAAATCACTGAACATTGTTCTTGCAGGAACAGGTGTCGGTAAATCTCTAGTCATGTGTCACTTTGCTGCAGCAACTTTATTGCAAGGTAAAAATGTTTTATACATTACATGTGAAATGGCAGAAGAAAAGATTGCAGAACGTATTGATGCAAACCTTTTAAATGTTCCTATTCAAAAACTTGCTGATCTACCACATCCAATCTTTGAGAAAAAGATTAAAGCATTATCGAAGAAGACTCAAGGGAAATTAATTATCAAAGAATACCCTACAGCATCAGCACATGTTGGACATTTCAAATCTTTGATTAGTGACCTTGCCTTGAAAAGAAGTATAAAACCTGATATAATATTTGTAGATTATTTAAACATTTGTGCTTCCCAAAGATATAAAGGAAGCATAGTTAACTCTTATACCTATGTTAAAGCGATTGCTGAAGAACTCCGTGGTCTTGCAGTTGAGACTAATGTACCTATCGTCTCCGCTACTCAGACGACTCGTAGTGGCTATGGCAGTAGTGATATTGATCTTACTGACACGAGTGAATCCTTTGGTCTCCCTGCTACTGCTGACCTCATGTTTGCTCTTATCTCGACTGAGGAACTTGAAGGGATGAATCAAATAATGGTCAAACAATTAAAGAACAGATACAATGATCCTACTATGAATAAAAGATTCTGTGTAGGTATTGACAGAGCAAAGATGAGGTTGTATGATGTAGAGGAATCTGCACAGGATGACCTTGTTGACTCTGGTCAAGAAGAAGAGAAGGTTGATCTAGTCAAAAGATTTACATCGAAGAAAACTTTTAGCGAACTAAAGTATGATTGATTTTGAAAAGTATACTGAATTTGTAAATGCTGTCACTTCCGAAGAGAGTAAGTATGGTGGTCATTTTAAAGACCGTGTAAGAGAATTAGATTCTAAAGAATTTAAAACCCATAGAGCATTAACTGCTGCACTAGGACTATGTGCTGAGTCAGGTGAGTTTACTGAGATAGTTAAAAAAATTGTTTTTCAAGGTAAACCAGTTACTAAAGAAAATCTATTTCATATGAAACGTGAATTAGGTGATATCATGTGGTATTTTATACAGGCATGTATTCTTTTAGAGACTACACCAGAAGAAATCATTGAAATGAATGTAGAGAAGTTGAAGAGTAGATATCCTGGTGGAGAGTTTGATCCCCACTATTCTGAAAATCGTAAACAAGGAGACTTATGATTGGTAAACTAGATGCAGATGAAAGAGTATTATCTGAATCAGTAGATTTAGGTGAACAACCCATGCAACTCACACCAAAATTGATTAGTGAAATCAATGAATACATGGCACATACAAAAAAAGATGGGTCATACAACTGGTTACCTACTGATGAGTATGAAGTTCAAATAGCAGGTACGTTTGCAGCAGACAGATTTATTGTTATTAAGAACAAATCAAAGAACCCAGTAGTCTCTGCTCAACCTCATCCTTATTTTGATTATGAGAAGAAGGTCTTTACTAAAGATGGTAGAGAGGAGTATATGAAAGAACAGAAGATAAATAAAGATAAAGATCAAAAAGAGTAATGCAATACCTATCAGGTGGCGAACAAACTACTATCAACTCTACTATTACAGAATTGTTTCCTGCATTGGCATTCAACACAGGAATGAAGTTTAATAATGCTACTGATTTGGAAGAGTATATTGATAATTTAGATTTGAATTCTCCTAAGGCAAGAAGATCATTTGTAAACAATACAAATATCAAGGCAGCATATAGTTATATTAATAAGATGGATCAGATAAGACCATCTATGAAGAAGACTAAACTTGAAAATGCTGTAGGTATTTTAAATTACCTATACAAATATAATAAATCAAGACCAATCAAACAAGTTGTCTGGGGATATAGAGAAAAACCAAGAGGAGTTCCTTATAGTCATGCGGGTGACATATTTTTAATTCATCGGAACGATAAGATTGCACCTAAGATTGTAGGTATCAGTTTAAAAGCAGGAACTGCAAAGTCTAAAGAACCTAAATTAAACTCATATGTAGGAACAACCTTAAGAAAGAGTGCTTGGAAGAGAGCATACCCTAGAGCAATTGATAATTTAAAAGATAAATTGTGGAAAGAAGTTTATTCTCAAATTCCTGGTTTACCTTTGAAGGGTAGTAAAAAAGTTGATAAGAATAATTGGTTAACCTTAAGTAATACAAGACAGAAACCAAATCCAATTTTGGTTGATGCGGTTTTAAATTTATTTCAAACAAATCCAAAACAGTTTGATGCTCTCTATGTCAAGATGAATAAGATATGTAGAGAACATTTAGTTGAAATGATTAACGGTAATCTAAATGCAACTAAGTCATGGATTAGAGAAGAGTTTAGATTGCAAGAACAGAACGTTGATGTGCCTATGGTTTTAGTAAAAGCGATTGGAAAAAATGCAAACTCATCATCAACAGATCCCCTAAGAGATATTCTACCAAAGGCAACTAAGGTCAAAGCATATCTTAAATCTGGTTCTGTTCAAGAATGGTTTATTGATGTCATGGCAAATGGTAGAGAAAAACTAACACTATCAATGACAATTAGAAGTGATTCTGAATATAGAAAGTCAAAACAGAAAGGTAAACTAGGAGCATACATGATGCTCAAGTTACTTTACAGAGGGTAGACAGTTAACAAAGTGTCCACTATCACTCGCTTTTCCCCTGCGAGATGCTATAATATTAGTATACAGACAGAGGACACCTTGCCTAATAAACACCTTGAGCACCTTGAAGATCTTATCTTTTCTGGTCGTAAGGAAGCGTTGGATGCAGCGTGGTCTGCACTTAACAAACCAGAACTGAGTGTTAAGTGGGATGGTGCTCCTGCTATCGTCTTCGGCACAAACCCTGCAAATGGCAAATTCTTCGTTGGAACCAAATCCGTTTTTAACAAACACAAGATCAAGATCTGTTATGATCAAACAGATATTGACAAACTTTACAATGGCAACCTTGCGGACATTCTGCGCTTATGTCTTTGGAAGCTTCCTCGTATCAGTGGAATTGTCCAAGCTGATTTCATTGGAGTCGGAGGGGGCAGTGTTTATCGTCCTAATACTTTGGAGTATCATCTTCCCTCTCCGATCCTTAGCGATATTATCCTTGCTCCACATACTTCTTATACCGAAGTTCACCCAAATGCTGTTGGCAGCATTCGCCACGATCTACCTTCTACATTATCTAATTGTTATTTCCTAGGTAAGAAAGAAGCAGATGCATCTGTTGTTAAAAATCCTTTCTTCAACTGGGTCAAGTTTCTTAGCAGACTTCCTAGATGCAAAGTTCCTAGCGAGAAGGTACGTCCGCATATTCAGAAGCATATCAATAGGTTTTTCCGTTGTGATTTACCAATTCCTTCAGCAGAATTTTTGTATACTACTTTACCTGATAAATATAAGTATGAAGTTAATGTTACCACATTCAAAGTGTGGCATATGTTGTTTCAATTGAAGCAGAATTTATTGAAGAATATCGTTGTTGATGGAACTGTGAAATGCTACATAGATGGACTACCTTCAGAACATGAAGGTTTTGTAACTG